ACCGCGAGGAGTTCCTCTCAAGGTTCTCCTCGCCGCTACCGTCTGATCCAGATCTTGCATTGGATGGTGTGGTAGTCACTTTCCCCTACCCGGAACAGGAGCGACCTGTAAAGGTTACTCTCGTTCCTAAAACGCTGGAAAAGCCTAGGATTATTGCTATTGAGCCTACTGCTATGCAGTATACTCAGCAAGCTTTGCTTGAGCAATTTGTCCATGGTCTTGAAAGCCGTTTCGTTAGAAGCAAATATTTTTCTTCTGCTTTTAACCGGGTTTTCAAGATGATCGGATTCACAGACCAAGTCCCTAACCAGGATATGGCTAGAGAGGGTTCTCTTAATGGAGAGCTTGCCACACTCGATCTGAGTGAGGCATCCGACCGCGTTTCCAATCTGCATGTAATGGCTATGTTCTCTAGGTTTCCACAGTTACTCGTGGCAATCCAAGATTGCAGATCCACCAAGGCAGTTGTTCCTAGCGGGGAAATAATTCCCTTAGCTAAGTTCGCGTCTATGGGTAGTGCTCTATGTTTCCCGATGGAGGCGATGGTATTTCTTACCATTATCTTCCTAGGGATCCAAAAGGAGCTCAACCGAACCCTGACAGAGAAGGATATACTTTCTTTCTCTGACCGGGTGCGCGTCTACGGTGATGATTTAATCATTCCCGTAGAATATGTGCAATCCGTTTCTGATTACCTTGTCCTTTTAGGGTACAAGGTGAATAACACAAAATCATTCTGGACCGGAAGGTTCAGGGAGAGTTGTGGAAAGGAATTTTTCGCGGGCGTCGATGTTTCTATCGAACGCGTACGCATGGAATTCCCCCAGAAACGGTCTGACGTTCAGGAGATTATATCATTAGTAAGCCTCCGTAACCGGCTAGCAAAAGTCGGTTACCTTGACACTGCTGATTGGTTGGATAAGCGAGTGGAGAAATTGCTTCCCCATTATCCGCTTGTGCTTCCAACATCTCCTGTTTTGGGTCGCCATTCATTGCATCCATCTGATTATCAGGTGGACAAAATGGATAAGCGAACGATGGCCCCTTTGGTTAAGGGGTTCGTTGTCTCCAGTGTTTCGCCGATCTCACCGATCAGTGGAACAGGGGCCCTCCTCAAGTACTTCTTGAAGAGAGGATCTGATCCTCTTGAATTGAAGCATTTGGAACGTCAGGGACGTCCTCATGCCGTCGACATCAAGCTGAGGTGGTCCCCTCCCTTTTAAGGGAGGGATCGGTCATACCAAACAATTGCAGGAATTTAAAACTACCTGCTTAATTGGAC